TGGTCCATGCCGATCAGGAGATCGTATTCGTCGTAATCCCGATTTGTCAACTGCCGTGCGGCATGGCCTTCGCACGAGATCCCATGCTCGGCCAACTTGCGCCGTGCCGGAGGATAGACCGGGTTGCCGATCTCCTCCCGACTGGTAGCCGCCGATTCGATATGAAATTGCGATGCCAGTCCCGCCTTTTTTACCAAGTCCTTCATCACAAACTCGGCCATGGGGCTGCGGCAAATATTTCCATGACAGATAAACAGGATCTTCTTCATACTGCGTTCTCTCCGAAATCTCATCGTTGTCATCATTATACCACACATCGACCTTTTCGTCGAGAACACTTTCCAAATGCGCAGAATCCTCGATCATTCGCAGAAGCTCCGACTTGGATAGATTCTGTGCAGCGGCCTGCTTGATGTACCAGCGGCGGTTCTCTGCGGTCAGCTCCGTCTCCATGATGACCACATTCTGCGTCCAATTCAAGCGAAGCGCTTCGCCCAGCAGTTCCGGCATGTCGCTGTACAACTGCCAGAAGTCCCGCATCCGGCGCACATTGCGCGGAGAAAAGCCGGTCATATCCGGGTACTGTTCTTTCAAGAACTCCGCAGCGGCCACCGCCGCTCCCTTTTCCGAGCGGGCGCAGACGGCCTTGCCAATCTCGCAGTACAGCTCCATCTGCGGCAGATCCGCTTCCATGGCAGATTCCAGTTCGGCAAACATTGTGCTGTAATCCACAGCTTTTCGGATATTCATAGCCTCTCCTTTCCGGCGCACAGCGCCTGATTTAACCGCTCAAGGCAGAGAAAAGCACGGTGACATCGCCGTGTTTTTCTCTGCCTTGACCTATCTCAGATAACTTGTATGATCTGCTCCCAGAGCAGGATGTGCTTTTCATCAATGGCCCGGTTGTCGTGGTAATGGCCGAACAGCCAGTAATGATAGTGCGCTCTCTCCTTGACCTCCTGCAGAAAGTCTGTGAGCGGGTCTGCCTCATTGTGACGGTTTTCTATGAGTGCAATGCTGGTGGGAGCGCAGTGCGTGATAACATAGTCCACCGCCCAATCGACCTTGGTCAGATTTCTCCGTGCTTCAGCGTATTCCGCCTCAGAAGGCATCTCCTGCGCCCACCACGAAATGTGGTTGATGCGATACCTCGCCCTGGGCTTCCGCTGCAGCATCAGGAGCTTTCGCTCAAAATCCGGAGCGCCCGGTTCCAGAATACCGTCCTCCGTATCATGGCTTTTTGCCCCGCCCATGATGAAGAAGTGATAGCCTTCCAGCTCGAATATCTGTCCACGCATCAGGTGCAGGACATGAGGGCGAATACGGTGCACCTTGCCGCCGTGCCAGTCTTTCACCGGATATCGTTCCAGTGCATCGTAGTTTTCATGATTCCCGCAGACGAAGGCCATCGTAAACGGCAGACTTTCCAGCCAGTCCAATGCCACATCGTCACGGCTGTCTCCAAACCACACACCACCAAAGTCTCCGGCACAGATCACAGAGTCCTGCTTTGTCATTTGTGCCTGCTCCGGGAAGTATTCTGGCTTGAAGCGTTCAAAATTTCCGTGGCAGTCGCCGGTCACAAAAATCATCTGTCCACCTTCTTTCAGTACATAATTTTCTGGCAAATCTCAATGCCGCCCTTCAGCGTTACTGCGATCTCATCCTTGGAGAGAACTTTGACTGTCTCCACCAGTTGGCGGATGGCGCTTTCGTCCCATTCCGTAATGTGGGGCGATGCGTTTTCCAAGGTCTGTGCAGCATCCATGATCCGCTGATTGGCGTTTGCCTGTTCGTTGTTATCTGCGAGGATCCCGGAACGCTTTTCCTTCAGGAGCGTCTGTTCGTCCAGTATCTCCTTGAACTGACCGCCATAGGCAGCCGGATCATCCGTGGCCTTTTCCAGCAGTGTTTGGAATTGCTGCTCCAGTTCTCTCAGCCTACGTTCAATATCTCCAAGGCTCATCATACCGCCGGGGAATGGGATGATCTCCGTTTCCATGGCATCTGTGATCTGCCGAACCAGGCTATTCTTGTCGGCCATGGCCATGTTCAGGGCTGCGAGAATTGCCTGCTGGAGCGGTGCTTCATCCAGTGTGGGCGAATTGTGGCAGTATTTCTTGCCGTAATCCAATCGGCTCACACAGCGCCATACGACTCGTTTTTCCCCGTTTCGTGTCCATGTGCAGCGACGATACAGGGTCCCGCACTCACCGCAGACCAGCCGTTCCGAGAGTGCATACTTGCTGGCGTAGGAGGCCATCCCTGTGACTGCGTTCTTGGAGGGACTCTTGGCCGCATTCCGCCGTGCCATCTCAGCCTGTACGGCATCATACTTTTCACGGCTGACAATGCCCTCGTGGTGATTTTCAATGAGGTACATGGGAAGTTGGCCTGTATTCTTGATGGCCTTGCGGTTGATAAAGTCCCGCCGGAAGGTCTTCTGCATCAGCACATCGCCGCAGTATTTTTCATTCTGCAGGATGCTGCGGATGCGGGAGATGGTCCACTCCGGGGAATCCTCGAAGCACTTAACACCTTGCTGTTCCAGTTCATCTTTGATCATCCGCAGGCTGGCCCCAGTGAGATAGCGCTCATAGAGCCATCGGACGATTTCCGCCTGTTCCGGAATGATCTCCGGCTGACCATCCTCACCCTTGCGGTATCCGTACAGCTTTTTATATTGGATGCTGACCTTTCCGGCCTCCATAGCACGGCGCTTGCCCCATGTGACATTGGCGGAGATGGATTCACTTTCAGACTGGGCGAAGGCCCCGGAGAGGGTGATCCGCAGCTCACTGTCCTCCTCCAGCGAATTGATGTTTTCCTTCTCGAAGATGACTGCGATGCCAAGCTGCTTGAGCGCCCGGATATAGTAGAGGCAGTCCACCGTGTTACGGGAGAAGCGGGAGACCGACTTGGTCAGGATCACATCGATCTTCTTCTGGCGGCAGTGGCGGATCATCCGCATGAAGTCCTCACGCTTCTTGGCCGAGGTTCCGGTGATGCCCTTGTCCGCAAAGATACCGGCCATCGTCCAGGCGGTGTTGGACATGATTTTATCGGTATAGTACTCTTTCTGCACCTCATAGCTGTTTGCCTGGTCCTCCTCTTTGGTGGAGACTCGGCAGTAAGCTGCCACTCGGAGCTGCCTGCGGGCTTCTGCCTGGTGGGTAGCTTCCGGTTTGGCAGGGATTTTGATTACTCTCGGGGCATCATCTTTCATTGCAGGTCACTCCTTTCTATGACTTGCCCATTTTTTAATCGCAGTTTGACATTTTGGCGGGTCACCAGCACCTCAGATACGGTGCTTTTCAGAAGATCAGCGTTCAGTTCCACCACACATTCGAAGGCGGAGAAGAGACGCCGAAGACGATTCGTTTCATATTCTTCATTTCCCAGAGCGGCATATTGTTCTGACGCAAGCCGGAGGATCAGTGCCTTGGCGTTATCCTCGTCGATGGGCTGCTGTTCCAGAGCATTATCCAGCGCCTCCTGCGTTTTAGAATGTATGGCTGGCGCAGGACTGCGTTGATGCCGTATGCGTTCCGGGCAATTTGCGAGACCGTTGAGCAGGTCAGTGACACTTTGTTCCACCCGCTCAGACGGCGGTGTACCACAGAGCTTGCGCAGCACTTTTTGCGCTTCCGTCTTTTTCGGAAGCTGGGGCTTGTTTGAGCGTTTTTCGTTTGCCGCAATGAGCTGCTCCTCATCTATGAGCTTGGGATATTCTTTCTCCCCGGTATAGCGTGTGTCCGCCAGAATACGGGCAATCATATTTTTGTTCCAGAGCCGTCCCTCGTCGTATGGGATATCCTGCTGGCGAAGCGCCTCGGTCAACTCATTCAAGGATTCTCCTGCGATATATCGGTGGAAGATCTCCTGCACAAGTTTCGCCTCTGCTTCCTGTATGACGATCTCACCCCGAGACATCTTGTAGCCGAAGGGCTGCTTCCGGTTTCCCATCACCGCACCGTCCTCTCTATGGACTCCCGCAGCTCCAGCCCATTTTTCAGGCAGAAGCGGACGGAGTCGTTGCTCTCTATGATAATTTTCTCAACGAGTTCACCAAACAGTTCCGCGTCAAAGCTGTCGAGGAATTCCGGCCCACCTTCCAGGAGGTCTATTAAGTCCTGCGTTTGCAGGGCGGTCATGTCGCTCTCGGCATCCATCAGCTTTTCTTTTTCCAGTTTGGCCTGTCGGAGCTGCTTGGTCAGCTCATTGGTTTTGGCTATAAAAATGTCAGGATCAACAAGGCCCTGCTGCTTGAGGAAGGCCAATGTCTGATTCTGACTGGTTAGATCTGATATTCTTTTATTCAGGGCAACGATGTCAGGACTCCAGAGCATCCTGCGATTGCGGATCATCTGGAGGTTTGTGAGCATCTGTTCCAGAATGGGGATGCTCTGATGTTTCAGCTTATAGTATAGGCGGCAGAAAGCTCCATAGAGGCTTTCCTCTGCGATGGGAGCAATCGGGCAGTCATTCACAGATGAATCATGTTTTCTACAGCACCAATACGCCGATGATGCTTGTTCTTTTCTGCGATAAGAACTGCCGCAGTAACCACATGATATTTTCTGGGATAGTGGATATGGTTCACGCCGGAGTTTCTTTCCGTAAGTAGATTGTCGCTTCTGCGCCAATTGCTGTGCCTGCTCAAAGGCTTCTTTCGAGATAATTGGAGGATGGGTCCCAATCGCGTAAAACTGTTCGTACTCCCCAAGATTTTTATACCTGGTTGCGGGAAGCGTGTGGCTGGTATATGTTTTCTGCCACAATGAATCACCGGTGTATTTCTCATTTGTGAGAATGTATCGAACGGCTGCTGCGTACCATCGTTTTTGCTGGCCGCTGGGAACGCCTTCCTCATTAAGCCTCTTTGCAATTTCGGTCTTGTTCACTCCACTCAAGTACCACTGAAATATTCGACTGACTACCAGTGCGGCTTCGGGGTCAATCACTATTTTCCTGCCGTCGAGCCTGTATCCATATGCCATAGAGGAGGGGAGAAATGTTCCGCTCTCCATCCTGCGCTGATAGCTCCATCGCATATTACCCGAGATAGACTCGCTCTCTTTTTGGGCGAAGGCAGCGTAGATGGCGGTGATGAGCTCGCTGCTCACATTGACAGTATCGATACCTTCACGCTCGAATCGGACGTTGACACCCAACTCTTTCAGTTCACGAATATTTTGAAGGCAGTCCTTGGTGTTGCGGGCAAAGCGGGAGATGGATTTGACAAGGATCTGATCGATCAGGCCCCGACGGCAATCCGCCATCATCCGCTGGAAGTCATCCCGCTTAGCCACCGAAGTTCCGGTGATTCCCTCGTCCGCATAGATGTCAACCATGCGCCATTCGGCCTTACCAGAGATCAGCTCCGTGTAGTAGCGGTTCTGGGCTGCGAAGGAATTGAGTTGATCCTCGGAGTCTGAGCTGACACGAGTGTAGGCAGCGACCCGCAGCCGCACATTTTGAGGCCGCTCCGCAGGCTCGATTTTTATAACGCGGGGCTGCTTTTCTGCCAGTGCCGTTGTTCCGTCTACCAGTCGCTTTTCATCCATATCTGCTCACCTCCTTTTCTGCAACACAAACACTACCACAACAGCGTCCGAATAGCTACTGAAAGATGAAGAAAATCAGAGAAAAAACATGACTTCAACACCGTTATCCGCAGCGATCCGTGCGGCGATTTTTCTCAGTTCTTTTTCAGTGAAAATGCCGCATTCCCGGAGTTTCCTGAGCAGGATCACGATTCCATAGAAATTGATATTAGGGTTCATAATTGCGCTCCTCCCTGTATCTGACCATCTCTGCGGCACAAGCATGGGAACCGTCCGAGGAAGGAATCAATAGGAGGTAATGGTTGGACCGGCGAACAAAGGAGAAAGGAATCGAATGCAAAAATATAGGAGGGGGTGGACAGTTCCCATGCTTCTGCCGCAAGAGTGTGGTCACTCCGGTGATGGAAGCAAATGATTCCATCACCGGAGCGGCCAGAACTTTACGGTTTTGTTTGCCTGTATTCGACACTACTTCCCCAGGCAGGGCGGCAACTTGAACTGTGCTGGCGCACATCACGGGACTCTCACCCCTCCGAGGATCTCTCGAAGCTGCGTACAGGAGTATCATTATGGGCTGACGGGATCATGGCGGGACAGCTTGCCAAAGCTGTCTTGGCCTGAGTGGGTATCGCTCTGCACCTTACTTGGCCGTCCTTTGATGCGGAGTTTCTCCGCACAGGTGGTCTTCGCGCACTCGGCCTGACGCTGGCTCCGTCGGCTAATGTATTCAAGTTGCCGGATATGACCTGGGCGGTATTTTTCAAGGAACAAAGCCGCTGATTTATCAGCAGCGGAATGAGGTTCAAAGCCCTCTCACTCTATTAGCCGTTGAAAACACCGTTTGCACCAAACTTTTTTGTCATCTCAGCATCTTTTTCAATTTCTGCAAGATACGGATCTTTCGATTATGGATCGTCATTCGATGGACGCCCATTATTTCTTCCAGCTCACGCTCGGAGCGCTCGTCGAAAAACAGCGCATGGATCAGAGCCCGTTCTTCTTCGCTCAACTGATCCAGTGCGGCCCGCAAACGGCATAAATCGTCTTTCTTGATCACGGCATCCTCGACGCCTTCAGCATCGTCCGCAAACTGGCACTTTGCAGAATATACGAGTCGCTCCAGCGAATCCTCTTTACTGGGAACATAACTCTCCGCACCATTCTCGGCATTTTTCCTGCGCTGTTCGCTTTTCAGATCCACCTCCATGTATTTCATCTTGCGGTCGCTTTTCTTCAAGACTTCCAACACATCCGGGCGCTCTTTTAAGCAGGGATATATCTTCAAATAATCGACCCGATATGGGTCATTGTGATACGACATCTTCTGTCCTCCGTTTTTCGAGATTTGGTGGTGAAGCAAATCTCGAAAACGGAGGGCCACGGCAGCGTGGCAAAGGAGCCCCAAAATGCAAAAAAGCTCCCGGAGCGCAATGGCTCCGGGAGCAGGACGCAATATTAGAATGATGGGCTGTCTGCGGCGCAGGAGGGCCGTACAGATCCGTACACAAGGGGCGCAAACCGGCCTTGTGGTGACCAACGGCGTAATATCGTCTCCTGTACAGCAAAAAAATCACCCGCCCGCATCATCTATCGGACACATCCGATAACCAATGATAACGGGCGGGCAACCTCAACCGTGACCTGCTGGACAACCTGCTGTATGACTTTTCTATGACCTCAGCTGCAACCTACTGCGCAGCCTCCTGTACGACCTCCTCCGTAACCTCTGGAGCAACCTACTGCGTAACCTCTGCTACAACCTCCGGAGCGACATTAAGCAGCTCTCATTTTATGTGCAAATACTTCTTGATGACCTCGGCATGCTCTAACGCCAGATAGGGCTTTGCCGCCGTATAGTATGTCTGCGCCATAGAGAGATTGCCTTGGAATCCCATGGCGAGGATCGCATACATGTTCAGTTCGCTGTCCTTCGGATCGAAGCGCAGAGCATCAATTGCCGTCTTTTGCGCCAGAATATAATCCTTGCACTCCATCTTCAGGCGGACATATCCCTTGGTAATCTGCAGGTACAGAGACTGATAGTACATGGACAGCTGCATCAGCCACAGTTCATGTTCACATCTTGGGAGCAACTGTCCTTTATACATATCGATTGCGCTGTGGTAGAGGGAATGCCGCATATCCGGGTTTTCTTCTGTTTTCAACTGAATGCAGGCATCCTCAAAGCGGTCGAAATCCGTATGGATATTGAAGTTGGGATTGATCTGGAATGTACCATTCTTCCCGATGACCAGCTTGTCGAGCCCGATGACGGAAAGAGTACGCCGCAGGCGGTAAACGATATTATTGACGACCTTATATGGCGAATCGAGTTCGTCGTATGGGCAGATGATCTCTGCCAGTGTGTCAACAGAGAAATTCTTTTTGTGATTCAGAATGAGATATGCCAGGAGCAGGTAGCACTGGTCCGCTTTAATATCTTCTCCGGTCAATGTCCCTTTGGAGCTGATAATCTCCATGCCGCCAAAGAAATTAATATGGATGTCCTCCGGATTGTATTTGGAGGCTTTTGTTGCTGCCAACAGGGACTGCTGCTGTTTGATTTCGTTGAGTTCCAGTACTACTGCATAGGAGGCGATGAACAGGAAAACCGGGTCATCCGTATAGCGGGTCGGATCGTCCACGGCAATGAATCCCTGATTGATCCGCTTGGAGAATGGTGCCGCCAGCAGTGTAGTCACCCCATACTCCCGAAAGAAAGCCGCTTCATCCGGATAGACTCTCTCCAATCTCTGTAGGTCAGAAATCATAACCGGTTTATTGGCCCGAAGTGCTTTCCTCCATCTCGGAAACTTCTCCATGGGCAAGCACTGGAGCATATCTCTCTGCGCTTGGACACCATCCTTGCACCACTCATAGGTAATGACGCCGATTCCAAGCTCCCAGTCAGCTTCCAGCACAGATGCTCTCGATGCGCCATAAAACTCAGCCACACCTTTCAGGAGGCCATTGATGATGGCTTCCGAATCCTCGGTGTTCCGTAGGCTGGCCTCCAGCACGCTCATCGCACGATGAAACGCGCTGCATTCAACAAGCGTGGTGGTTTCCTGCATGATTTCGTTGCTCATGAATATGCCTCCTTTGATTTGTAAAAAAGCGCAGAGACTGTCCAATCTAACTCGGACAGCCTCTGCTGTGAACCGCACAGCAAGGCTGAGCGGTTATGTACTATACCATTGTCTTGATGAATGCAGCAAGCGCTTCGCGTTGGTCCTCTTTGAGCGCCGCAACACTGTTGTCAAACTCACTCCGGGCATTCAGAGTGTTTGCTGGATCGTCCTCCGCAAAGAACTGAGCCAGCGTGATTCCACAAGCGTCACAAATCGCATTCACCGTTGGAATAGACGGCTGGTTGTTCCGCTTGAAGATATTACTGATCGTTGTCTGCGACAGCTTGGATTCCTGCGCCAATCGGTAAATTGTCCATCCGCGCTCATCCATTAACTGTCGAATTCGCTGTTGTGCATTGAACATTGGTACCACCTACTATGCTATTAGTATACACCTCATTTGATTGCCTTCATAGAAATCATCGGTATGGTATATGGTAATCAAATGATATGTACCCGTTATGGTGCCATAGATAGGGGCACGGAGAAAGTTATTGAGATTTTATGGATGGAATCCCACTGATGTTTCTCAAAAAAACAAGCAAGGAATCCAAATAATCAGGACTTCCTTGCTTGTGAAGATAATATAGAGCAGGAAAAACGGCCATGAGATAGCAAATCAATTGTTGCGTAGAGGGGCGAAGAGACCTCGCACACATTTTATGAATTTGGCCTTCTTGTGTAGCTTCTCCAACAGTGATGACTCTGTACCTTTCTCGCAATTATAGCAGACCATACGACCTTCTGGAACCGGGCAGCCGCAACATACGCAAGTGTCTACTTGCCGTATATAGCGTACTTTGGTTTTCGTAATGCATCATCTCCTGTTTCCGATATTTCCTGCGCTAATACATAATCCTTTTTGCCTATATAAACCCATCGGGATTTTTCTGCTGCCAGTTCCATGCGTCACGGCACATGTCACTCAAAGTTCTTGTGGCTTGCCAGCCAAGCAACGCTTTTGCCTTTTCTGCCGAGGCGAAGCAGACCGGGATATCTCCCGCCCGGCGGCCAACGATTTGAAAAGGGATATGAATCCCAGTGGCGCTTTCAAATGCGGAAATCAACTCAAGGACGCTATGTCCCATGCCTGTTCCCAGATTGATTACCTCCACGCCCTTGTGCGAAGTGCAGAACGGAAGTGCTGCTGTGTGGCCAGCGGCAATGTCCATGATGTGGATGTAATCCCGGATACATGTACCATCTGGCGTATCATAATCAGCGCCAAAAACGGATAGTTGCTTTCGCTTTCCTGTAGCCACCTGAGTGATATATGGCATCAAATTGTTTGGTGCGCCATTGGGAGCCTCTCCGATAAGGCCACTTGGATGAGCTCCCACCGGATTGAAATAGCGAAAAATGACCGCCGAAAAATCCGGGGTCGCCGCAGCATAATCCGTAATGATCTGCTCGATCATATACTTCGTCCATCCATACGGGCTTGCGATGTCGCCAGTGGGACACGCTTCTGTAATCGGCAGCGTGGCTGGATTGCCATAAACCGTTGCAGACGAGCTGAAAATCAAGTTTTTGACCTGATATTTGCTCATGGTTTCCAAAAGTGTGAGGGTACTGTCAAGGTTTCCTCTATAATACTTGAGCGGCTGCTGAACAGATTCCCCGACAGCCTTATATCCCGCAAAGTGCATGACCGCATTGATCTCATGCTGTTTGAAAATCTGTTCCAAATCCGCAGAATTCTGAATGTCCACATTATAGGTTCTGACACTCTTTCCGGTGATTTTCCTTATCCTTTCCGGAACCTCCTGAGAACTGTTATAGAAGTTATCTGCGATGATTACATCATATCCCAACTGAAGCAGTTCAACTGCCACATGGCTACCGATATATCCCGCTCCGCCAGTAAGTAAAACGGTCATTCACTGCTCTCTTTCTCCGCATTGAGTGGAAGATACTCGTTCAATAGATCCTCATGGATTTTGTCCAGATCTGGGACGACCACTGACATGCCTCGGATAGAAGCATAGTGGTATGCATCATCTGCCGGGACACGATAACTGGAGAGCTCTGCGCTTCCCATGATTGGAATGCACTTCGCTGCCAGCAGCATGATTTGCGAGTTCGTCATGTCAGTCGACAGATACGGCAGCACTTCATCCAACAGCTTCATCAGGTCTGCCGCATTACTCTGGCGGAACTTGGTATAGATCGCCTGCAGCACATTGCGCTGGCGCTGTGTTCTGTAAAAGTCGTTATCGATCTTTCTGATGCGCGAATAAGCAAGAGCCTTTGTCCCATCCAGGTGGTAAACACCAGCCTCCGTACCGATATTTATCGTCTTGGCTTCCTTGCTCGTCATCTCAATATCTACGCCGCCAAGTATATCAATCACGCTCTGGAAGCCAGAGAAGTCGACCTCAAAGCACCCGTCAATAGAAACTCCGAAATTAGTATGTAATGTATCCATCAGCAGAGGAAAACCGCCGAAAACATAGGCAGCATTCAATCTATTATCAGAATAGCCGCCGGGGATCTGAACATACAGATCTCTCAAAAATGAGATCATCGATATCTGCTTTGTATCTGGGTTGATACTGCACAGAATCATAGAGTCAGAGCGTTGCCGCCCTTCTCCCTCGCGTCGATCCTGACCGACCAAAAGGATATTGAGCAGGTCGTCGTCCAGAAATGGTTCTATCTCACTCCAATCGACCTCTTCCGGTTTGAGCTCGATGATATCTTTCGGCTCGTTGCTTGCATCGGTTTCGAAGTCTTCCTGATCTGGAGGGATGACATCTACCGTGTCGGGTACCTTGTTGATTTTATCCAACTTCGATTGGACATACCCAAAAGCTGAAACGGCCAGAAGTAGAACTGCTGCTACACATACCAATGCTACGATTTTTCTCTTTTTCATAAGCTTCTACCACCTTAGTCAGAAACTCTTCAAGTAAGTATGGCTCGAATCCAATATTCTTTTGAGATTTATTGATAGCGGTTCTTGTAATACTTCTTATAATAGCCGCCATCCTTTTTCTTGATGTTGTTACGGACTACTCCGAGAATCTTGCTTCCACTTTTCTTCAGTTGTTCTATAACCTCAATGGCCTGCCGGTAGCGGACTTGATTGTCCGAAATGACCAGGATTGTTCCATCACATTTAGCGGCTACGACGGCAGCGTCAATAACGCTCCCAAGCGGTGGGACATCGATCAGCACATAGTCGTAAGACTCTTTCGCCGCCTTCAAAAGCTCTTCAAAGTATTGCCCGCTCAGCAGCTCTACCGGGTTGGGGGGATACTTGCCTGCAAACATGATCGACAAATTTTCGTACTGCGTCTGATAAAGACATTCTTTGACAGAAGTCAGCCCTGTCAGCACCTCGCTCAGTCCCGCAGGGTTTTCCGCTGTGGTGTTACGCCCTGCCATAACCGATTTTCGCATATCCGCATCAATGACCAGCACACGCTTGTTCAATTCTGCAAGGCTCTTTGCAAGCTGCAGGGTGATAGTTGTCTTGCCTTCATTCTCATTGCAGCTTGTGATCACG